GGATATTTACATTTACCTAGATTTAATTCAGGATTTAAAAAATCTTGAATAAATCCATTAAGTAGCGTTGATTTACCATGTCCTGATAATCCTGCTATTGCATATACTTGTCTAAATCTAAAATATTTACCTAAAGCAATATTAAGTTTAAAATAACGAGTTTTTAATCCTAATTGTTCACCACTTGCTTCAGCTTTTATTATTTCAATAGCATTATTAATTACTTCTTTTGGTGTTTTAATTTTTGGTATATATTCTTGTTTATTAGAACTCATTATCTGCTTTAGTTTTAGTTGTTTTTATTTCTCTTGTATCCATTCGTTTTTTTCTTATCGCTAACCAATATTTAGATTTTAAGAACTTTTCAATTCCAATATTTAAAAGTTCTTTTTCTTTTCCATATTTAATATCAAGTAAAATTTCTTCATGTTCTTCTAATGAACCCATAATTGCTATTTCATATAAATTAGCAAATACATTTCTATCCATAGTAGATAAAGGAATTTGTACTCCATTTGAATATACAAAAGAAGGATATATTTCATAGATTTGTTCTGTTGCTATATGTTTATCAACAAAAATAGCTTTGAATTTATCAGTTATAATATGATTACCATACATATCTTTTCTAACAAATCCCTTTGTTATTAAATCTGATAATTCATTTGGAGGTATTATCTTCATACCGTTTGTAACTTTCTTCTTAAACAATTCAATTAAATCATTTCTTTTTGTATAAGAAAGATATAAACCCAGAAATTGTCTTTCTGATAATTGATTATCTATAAGAAATTTAACATATCTATCTATTAATATCATATATCCATTGAAAATTCTATATTTGAAGGAGGAGTATAAGAAATATCATCAATACTTGAAACATTAATAATAGAATGAACTGCGTTCATTTGTCTATTTTTAAGCCATTTTTCGTCTTGTGTATTAATAATATAAAGATTAACTAATAATACAGTACAATCAGAAAATATTTGTTCTGTTTCTTTTCTTTTAACTCTTCCTCCTCTTTGTTTGTATTGAGTAGGATTTTGTGTTCCAGAAGCCGTAATACCAAATCTTAAATCTACTACATCAAATCCTTTATCTAATGATTTAGCAGTAACAATAATTCTTGCTTTACCATTTCTTATAGCTTCGGTTGCTTCTCTTTTAAGTCTTGTTTTGCCAACTTTAATAGGTTTTCCTGTTTTTGGAGAAGGTTTAATAACAGTTTTTATATTAGAATGATAAACTACTACTTTGTGTTTAGTTTCTAATAATTTAGCAACATTATCTGCAAAATCAGTAGATTCCGAAAATATTATTGTTTTAACTTTATCAAATTTATCAACTAATTTTTTAGTTGCTTCATATTTACTTTGACAAGTTTGTAATAATGATTTTCTATCTCTAATTGCATTTAATAATTTTTTAGCATAACCTATAATTTTAGTTGGATTCCATAAATCATTTATTTGTCGATTAACTTCTAATCTTAAATCTAAATTAGGTTTCCAACCTCTTTTATGTGCATATCCTGTTGCCCAATTAGGAGCAGCATAATATTTACCTGATTTTTTATCTAATCCTCCACTAATACAAAATTGTGCTAATGTTAAATCATTTTGAAACTTAGGTAATGTTTCTGCTATTATTCTACTATAATGTTCATAAGATTCTAATTCTTCCCCCGATAAAGAGAGAGCTAAATTATACTCTATAAACTCTGCTATAAATCCTTTTTCTCTTGCTTCTTCATCAGAAATTACATCAACAATAGGAAGTAAATTTGATATGGTTTTAAAATTCTTATCATCTGCTGATGCAGTAAGACCAAGAATTGCTTTATATTCAACTAAAGTTCCATTAAGAAGTTTAATTCGTTCTTCTGATACAAATTCATGTATTTCATCAACAATATAAACATCTACAATGTATTTAATATTTCTAAATAACAATGTTTGAATAGTTTCTACTATTATTCTATCTGTTACTTTTTTAGGAAATACTTTAGATAGTCGTTCTTCCCATTGCTTTTTTAATTCAAAAGAAGGAACTGCTATTAAATACATTGGTTGTTTTTGTTTTTCTATTCTTTTAATAGCAAGAGTTGCTCCATAAGTTTTACCTACTCCTGTTGCCCAAAACAATATACCTTTGCATTGATGATTAAACCATCTATCAACACCAAGTAATTGTCGTTCTTCTCTTACCTTATCAATATTCATACTATACTTTTTTAAGTAAATTAGTTAATGAAAAGTCTCCATTAGAAAATTCTGCTACAATAACAGACATATTTCCTAATGATTTTATAATAACATTATCAACCAATAAAGGAGGATTTTCTTTTATCGGGGAAAATTCTGGTTTACGGTAAATAACATTATCTCCTTTACTTACATAAGTATTAATATTAATAGGTGAACCTATTGGTTTGAAAGCCGAAAATAAAGGAGGTTTAATACCTAATAAAATATTAGGTTTTTTTCTATCTAATTTTAATACATCTTCTAATGTTTTAATATTATCATAGTTTTCTTCTTTATCTTCTTCATCAAAAATAAAATAAACATCATTAATAAGAATATGTTTACCTTTTAATGTTTGTTTAGGCGTTTCCTTTACGCTTGTTTTTTTGTTTTCTATCGCATTTTTAAATTCCATTTTTAATTAATTATTTAGTCCAATGAGGTAAAATAGTTATTTCACAATCTATTTCTACATTGTGTAAGTATTTATTAGCTACCTCTACCATTATTTTATGTTTAACATTTGATACTTCTTCGACAACATCTTTTGCAATTCTATCTACTATTTCATCGTGTACCCAAGATAAAATATCAGCATCTATACCTTTTTTCCAATAGTAATATTGAAGTTTTACACTTGCTTCTTTAACAAAATCTGCTTGTGTTCCTTGAATAGTAGAATTACGAGCAGCAGAAAGAGCTTCAGTTATTTCAATAAAATTACTATCTTTATCTACTTCTTTTTTAATCTGTTTTATTAAAATAGGAAACCATCTTCTACTATTTGTTCTATTATTATGAATAACATATCCATATTTTTCAGCAAAAGCAGATTGATTTTCTACCATTTTAATTGTTTTAGGTATCTCTCTTTTAATGGTATTAATAACTATTTGTCCTTCTTCTGTAGAAATATTTAATGTTTTACCTGCTTTTTTTGCAAATAGACCGTAAACCACACCACAATTTGTTATCATAAAGGCTCTTTATCCTTTATTTCTTATACTTTACCATTGTATAAGTTCAGACTATATCATCATCTATATTATTTAGATGCTCTGCGCTCGTGTCACTTTACCATCTACAGCATTATCTGTTTAGACTCCATGTGTTAGTCGTTGAACCTTTACTATATTTCTATAGCACTTGGCTGCTGATTATCCTCTTCAGGACTTCCCAGCAATTCACAGGGTTTAAGGATGACTTCCATTTTAATCATCTAATACTACATTTTTAATTTCAGGTCTATTATCAGAAATATATTTAAGCACTCTAATTATTTCTTCTGAATTAGCACTTGCAAAATAATTTCCTCCTTCTGATATTTTACCAGTGTATTGATTTTTCCAACCTCTAAAAGGTAATGGTTTATTCTTTACATTGATAACAATTGTTTCTTTTGGGTCTAATCCCTTAATACCTAATTCTTCTACACCTCCAATAGAAGTAGATTTCCCTGAACCAGAGTCACCTATAACTATAATTCCTTCTGCCATTTAATTAGCTGTTTGTTTCAATTCTTAAAATTGCATTTTTAACTTGCTGAAGACTTTCATAATCTTCTGCTCTAGGTAATTCTCTAAATACATCAGCAGCACCATTAAAAAATAGTGGTACATGTATATTAGAATCACCATCTCTGTTTTTTAGAATACTTAAAGATCTATAAAAATCTCTAAGTTCTAATATGTTATAACCATTATGTTCCTGTATATCATATCTAGCTGGAGCAAATAAGCCTATAGCTATGTTACAATCTTGTTGAGTTAATTTATGTTCTCCTAAACCATCTAAAGAAGGTTCTAATTTTTCTTCAATAGATTTACCTGTTGAAGTAAATTGCATTTTTTCTTTATCAGCAGCTTGTTGTTGAACATTAACTATAGTAACTCCTAATTTATCTCTAAGATGTAAACAATAATCTGAAGACCATTTATCTATTACAGCTTTAGTTGTATTTAAATCTTTTTCAAAAGACATTAATTTAACATGATCCGTAATAACTATAACATAATGTTTTGGGTGATTTTTAATAAACTTATCAATTTTAGTATATTCATCACCCGCACCTCTTACAATTAATATCCTTCAACCACCCTTCTAAAGCAGCGATTATGCAAGCCTGTACATAATCAGCCGAGATAACGCTATTCGTATTTGACTTATA